TAATGCCGTTGCAACTATTCCAACAATCGGTACAAACTACATTGTTCGCCGTATTACTGTTGCAAATGCCAACGGAAGTGTTGCGCTTGCCAACGTCACCATCATTAACAGCAGTGATGGTGTCGTAGCAAACGCAGTTTCTAACGCAGTTGTATTGGGAAATATCACAGCAACAACCAAGTATCAAGATTTGAACCTGACGGCAAACACCGCCACAACAATCTATTCTGGTTCTTTGTTTGTGTGTGTCAATACAGCCGCTGCCGCAAACAACACAGTTGACATTGCAGTGTACGGTGACGTTGTAACACTATGACAGACCTTGTTTATGTAACCAACCATACCGATAAAGACCTGTATTCTGAGTACAACTATGTCGGTTATGATTTTCCTATAGGTAAGACAGTTGAGTTGACTGCCCCTGCTGCTAGGCATATGTTAGGTTATGAAGACGAGGAAAAGGAGAAGTATCTTGTCCAGTTGGGTTTGATACGACTTCACAGCGAACTTGAAGAAGCAACGGAAAAATTCAAGAGATTAAAAATCTCAGAAGAGTATCCACAAAAGAACTGCTCGTTACCCTCGGCAGTTGGCGTAGTACCCTTACGGATTGAGAAATCCGTTGGGGGAAAGTCCAATCAGAGGGTTGCATAACATGAAGGTAACATGGCAACTCTCTCTTCCTACATCACGGAAGTACAGCGTTTATTGCACGATGCAAACTCTGTCTTCTGGTCTACCTCGGAGCTAACGGACTACATCAACGATGCCCGTGAGCGAGTAGCGAGAGATACTGGGTGCTTACGCACCCTTCAAATTACTGCCACCCCAATTTCCAACACAGGCGTAGCCGCAACCATATGGACTGCGGGTGCTACCGTTACTGCTGGTCAGTTTGTATTTAACAATATCTTTATTTATGAGGTAACTGTCAGTGGTGTACTTGGTAGTACAGCACCAGCTTATCCTTCATCTGGCTACACTTTCCCTCCATCTACTCCATTTACAGATGGCACGGCTACTTTGCAGTATTCTGGCCCTGCGGAAATAATTCCCTATGCCACTATTTCAACAGGCACAACCTTAGACATTCTGAACGTCAACATTTACTGGGGTAACAGTCGTATTCCTTTGCGATACTTACCCTGGTCAAACTTTAACGCACAGCTTCGTTATTATCAAAACTCTGTTGGCAGACCTATCTGTTTCTCTGTCTATGGTCAAAACACTATCTATGTAGGCCCTGTTCCAGACCAAGCCTATGTGGTGGAGATAGATAGCACTATCTTGCCTACAGCGTTGAGCTTAAACACGCCCAATGCTAATGACCAGATACAAGACCCCTATACCTCACCTGTAGCCTTCTATGCGGCGTATAAAGCCAAGTACAAGGAACAGAGTTATGGAGAAGCTGAGATATACAAACAAGAATATGCCAAGCAAGTTCAAGCGGTGTTGAACTCTGTGTACACCCGCAGAATCCCTGACCCCTACAGCACGTTCTAATCATGGCCTCCGCAGAACAAAAAAAATCTTATGCTGTTTATAAGAATTTTAAAGGCCTGAATACCAAGGCCAATAGAACAGCTATTGATGAAGAAGAGTTCTCATGGATAGAAAATGCCATGCCTATCGGGTTTGGCAACATCAAGATTGTTTCTTCTCAAATCTCTATCAAGGATGGCAGCAATAACGCCATTTCGTTTGGTAACACAGTCACTACGCTTACAAACACCAACCTTGGTTTGTCTGACTATTTATTGGCCTTCCAAGAAGATGGTCGAGGACAGTATGTTGTCATAGATACAGGCACTGTAGGCAATGTTGGCGTGATAGGCACATTCTCTTCTGCAAACGTGTCTATCGCACAGTGGAAGAACGAAGAAGTATTTATTGGTGACCCAAACAAAGGACTGTTTACTTGGGATAGCACTGACTTACTTAATGTTGGTGGTGTAGGTCAAATAGGACTTACAAACAGGGGTTCAGGCTACATCACTGCGCCAGCAGTCACTATCTCTGCACCTAATCAAACAAACGGAACACAGGCAACGGCTGTTTCTACAATTACTGCAAATGCGGTGTCCTCCATTTCCATCACAGAAGGTGGCAGTGGATATACCGCTTCACCAACAGTAACCATCACAGGTGGAGGGGGTGTCGGTGCTAATGCTGTTGCCGAAATCCTTACATTTACAAAAGGTGCGTTGTTTATACAAGTCACTAACAGTGGTTCTGGTTACAACCCTACTTCTCCCCCTGCTGTTACTATTTCGGGTGGAGGTGGAGCAAATGCCGCTGCTACTGCTATTGTGTTTGGCAATGCAGTAACACAAGTCATCATGTCAAATGTAGGTAACAACTACACAAGTGTACCTACAGTTACGATAGCTGCTCCCCCGACTCCGACTGGCAATGCAAATGCTACTGTAATCGGTGTACCAAATCTGGAAGAAATAGCTGCTGTTTCTACGTTTTCTGGTCGTGTGTGGGTGGCTACAGGTCGTACAGTTACTTTTTCTTCTTCTACTAGCCCTACTGACTTCACTTCTGTTTCTGCGGGTGCAGAGACAATTACAGACTCTACCTTGCGTGGCAACATACAAAACATGGTGTCTGCTAACAACTTTTTGTACATTTTTGGAGAAGACAGCATCAACGTCTTTTCTGATGTTAGGGTTACAAACACAGGCGATACCCTATTCACAAACACAAACGTGTCTGCGTCTGTAGGTAGTAAGCTGAAATACGCTGTATTCCCTTACTTCCGTTCTGTGTTGTTTATGAATAACTACGGGGTGTATGCCCTAGTTGGCTCAACAACAAGCAAGATTTCTGACCAACTGGATGGTATTTTTCCTTATATAGATTTCACCAAGCCTGTTACTGCGGGTCAAGTCTTGCTCAACAACATCCTGTGTGCAGCATTTAACTTCTACTTGAACGCAAGTTTCCCTACCACTACGGGAGACAGGTTTGTACAGTGTGTATTTTTTGAGAAGAAGTGGTTTATTACCAGCCAGGGTGCATTGCGGTATGTGTCTTCTGCTGCTGTTGGCGGGTTGATTAACTTGTATGGCGTAACAGATACGGCTCTTTTTAGGCTGTACGGGGATGCAACTGCAAATATCTCTTCTGAGATACAGACATCTTTGTCTCCTATGAAAGACCCTATTCGCACTAAACAAGCATTAAAATTTGGTATAGAAGCAACGCTTACTACGGGTGGTTCGTTTAATGTGACTGTGGATAGTGAGAGTGGGTCAAGTCCTGTTTATGCGCTGAATAACGCAGTTACTTGGTACAACAATTCAGGTGTCACGCTTACTTGGCTTAATAATTCTTCAGCGGTTATCGGGTGGTTGACAAGTTCAGGGTATGCCCTGTACAAATCAGACGCACAGCAGTATGGTAAGTATTTGGGGTTGACAATCACTAGCACAGACCCTGCGCTAACTGTTAACACAATTGAGTTTGAACATGAATTAAGAGTGAGGTTCTAAAATGGCTGTTCCTAATATTTTTGGCACTGCAACTGCGGCAATCCCGTTATCGCAACTAGATACCAACTTTGCTACTGCGATTACGCTTGGCAATACTGCTGTCTATCTTGGTAACACCACAACCAGTCTTGGTAATGTGACGCTTACAAACGTCACTATCAGCAGTGGTAATGTGACTCTTACTGGAGCTAACATCAGTGGCACTGCAAATGTGTCCACGCTTGTTGTTACTGGTAATGCAACTATTGCTGGCACTGCAACAACCATACAAGGACTCACCGTAGGACGAGGTGCTGGTGCTGTTGCTACAAACACTGCGGTGGGTGCTAGTGCGTTGGCGGCTAATACAACGGGAACCCAAAATACCGCAGTTGGTTACCAAGCTCTTACCGCAACCACCACTACTAACGGCAACATTGGTGTTGGTTATCAAGCTGGCACTAGCAATACTACAGGAACAGTTACTGCTATTGGTGACCGTGCTCTTTCAGCTAATACAACTGGAGCGTCTAATACGGCTGTTGGTAGTTTGGCGTTAAGAAACAATTTAACTGGGTCGCAAAATACGGCTTTTGGTGCTGACGCTGGTTCGGCAACTACTGGTGACAATAATACATTTATTGGCAAATCAGCGGGAACTGCAAATACAAGTGGCGCACAAAATACCGTATTGGGTTCAGTTGCTTTATTTACAAACACCACTGGCTCTAGCAATACAGCCATTGGTGAAGAAGCACTTCGCCTCAACACCACCGCTTCTAACAACACCGCTGTTGGTTATCAATCGTTATATACAAATACCACAGGAACAGCTAATAACGCTTTTGGTTATAGAGCGCTGTATGGAACAGCCCCAACAGGCAATTACAATAATGCGTTTGGTAATAGTACTTTA